TTCTACCGATATTCTCCTGTACTGTCTTTTCAGTTACCTCGTATTGACGATCATAATTCTTTGCAGTGAAATCAATGAACTCAGGTTTTTCCTCGTCTGAATCAATATCCACTACCCATATTTTCGAGGTGTTCATGTCGCCCTGCATACGCTTAATCTCGTTGGCGCTATTCACCTGCTCGGTGTTATAGCGATCCGTTGGATCAACCGACCCATCAGTAAGTAACTTTGGTTTGATACCTTTGCGAACTAGCACCCCGGAAGGAAGGAAATTAAATTTTGCGTTACGATGCTTAACCGTTGATACACTCTCTTCAGTAAGCATATCCGTTATGATAGGATCAAAAGGCGAAGTAGGATATTCAAAGTCCCCGTCAGCGGTGTAGTAATAAACCTGTCCCAGGTAATTATCCGGGCCGCCGACTTCGGCAATCTCCACAGCAACTGTCAGAGGGTTGAAACGATTAATGAACTTGACGTCTCCCATCCGAAATGTCCTGCCCGTGAGGTTTGTCCAGTCCGGGTGGATTGCTATTTTACCAGTGTAGTCTCCTGCTGTGTTAATCTCAATCCGGCATTGTTCAAATGGGATATTATAATAAGCATAAGGGACGGCATTATAATCGTACTTGACCAGACAGGCAAATCCGTTAAAACTCTTTAGGTCTTTAGCAAACTTACTTAGTAGAGAACTCGCACGCTCGTTACGATCGTTGATGATAGAATCAGAAAGTATCTGATCGGTGAATCCTGCTCCCCGGACAAACTTAACATAGATATCAAAGCAAGTCTTTCCGGTTCCGGAACTTGCGATTATCTCTAATACTTTCTGAGGATAGTCGTTACCGTCACCGTATCCCTTGATTCGTTTACTCCTGAGAAATACGTTCCGCTCTACCCTCGGTGCTGTTTTGGTGGCGGATACTCGCATTATTTTTTCTGTTTACCAACTTTCTTAACTTTTGGCTCAATAACTACCGGCTCGGTTTTCACTTCAGCTTTCACCGGCTCAACAATGACAGTCTGTTTACCAACTTTCTTAACTTTTGGCTCAATAACTACCGGCTCGGTTTTCACTTCAGCTTTCACCGGCTCAACAACTACCGGCTCGGTTTTCACTTCAGCTTTCACCGGCTCAACAACTACCGGCTCGGTTTTCACTTCAGCTTTTACCGGCTCAACAATCACAGTAGGAATTACCGGCTTCTCCGGTGGAACTATCAGTGTCGGTTGTGGCTTTCTCGGTGGTACCGGTACATTAACCGGAGCTGTACGCCCGGGAATAACCTCAAAATATTTCTCCACTCCGGGTTGATTAGCCAGATACCACTCGGCCAGAGCATCAGTGAAATGTGGTGAATCATTAGTAACAGTCTTCGATGCGTCACCAAAAGCCTGAAGAAGTACACCTTTTTTTAATCTATAATTTTGTGCCATAATTTTAAATTTAAAAGAAGAGGCTCGAAAGCCTCCCCTTGTTTATTCACAGCATGGAGCCAATAAAGAATCCAATGCAATACGTGTTAATGCCAAAGTACCTCCTACAAAATATGTACGGGGTAACAGGGATTCTTTAAGTGAATCCGAACATCCGGCAGTCAGGACATAACCTCCGAGCATCTCTGCATCATTGACGTTACGTTCGACAGCATTCAGCTCCAGTCCAAAATCCCATCCCAGCACTTCAAAGACGGTCCTTCCGGCAACAGTGACACCATCATCTTTATTGTAGTTATTCTCGATGATCACCATGAACCGGCTATCCTTTGCATTTTCGATCCAGAGCTTATCTTCCGGTGTATTATCGAAGATACGAAATACAAACCCATGCTCCCAGGTCTTTTGATATTTAGACTTTACCATCGCTATCGTGTGTTCATTGGATACGTTATACCCTTCGACACAGTAAGCATAGCAAGGCGGAGACGTGGTTTTTAGAACCAGTTGAGTAAGCAGTAGAGAGTTAGTAGGATCAAATGTGCTTAAATCTTTATCAACACAATCGTAGTTGATAAAATATGCCTTATCCTTTATACCTGGAACGAGGTTTGCGCAGTTCTTCAGGATACAGGCAACTATTTCATTGCAGCCTATTGTCATAACTTACCTCCCGACCATAAAGAGACGATCGTCAATTATCTTAGCATCGAAAGCATCAACAGCCTCGATCCTGTTGATACGGCTCCTTTGATCATAAAATGTATTTACATTATCAAACAATGTGGTACACATCATACCGATGACCAGGTTTGAAACAGTAGTGTAAACTACCCTGTGAGGATCGTTCCATGAAGTAAGGTTATTCTCATAAGCCCTTATCCACTGATCCCACAACGGGATAGATACGATCTTGATACCGTCCCATGTAGCAAACTCAAGGCCGTTGACCATCAGTTTGTAGTCCTGAAATGCTGTACCGAGTGCCTGTAGTTGTCTGCGAAGTCTGTCCATCACCGAGCGGGTGACAAGAATAATCCTGTCAGGCTGTGCAGCCAGTTCAGAGATTGCATTGTCGATCAGTGTATTGACAGCATTGTAGGTCAATAGCGGTGTAGCCACTGACTGCTGAAGTGCGTATGTTACCTGTGTATTGCCGGGCATTGCATTCAACTGTAAAGGATTAACAGCATAGACAGCGGCCATCTGTTGAAAGAATCCATTAATGACATTGAAATATCCAACGTCATAACCCGGCGTGATAACTCCTACCGGGAAGTTAGCAGCGGCCGTGTCGCCGAACCATACATGGCGAAGGATCATCTTCTCGATGTCTTTTACCAGTATGTCGAGAATGAAAGCAAATATCTCAGTTTTGGTAAGATCATAAACCTCGACACCGCATTTCGTGGCCAGTGTCATCAGAGTGTCGTGAAGCTCGTCCACGCACATATCAATTATGATCTCCAAATATTTTGGTTCCCAGGTCTTTTCGACTGCTGGGTTTTCGAGGCACTGAGCCTCAGGATTACAGGACTGAGCGGCTTTTCCTACCAGGCCAAATGTGCCGGGGATGATCCCAATCCTTTTGTCATTCTTGATCCCGGTTTTAATCGTATGAAATGCGGTTATCCCTGGTGATTCAAGAACAGCGGTTACTACAAGTTCATTCAGCGAGCGGAGTTCATCAGCCGTGAAATGAAGTGCATCCAGATTGATTGTGTGCAAACATGCTGGAGATGATTCGTGTGCCATAATTATTCTTTTTTAGATTTGATTTTTTCACCTATCTCTTTTGCTTTGGTAAGATCCACGTCACCGACCTTTTCCAAATTACCGAAGTTCTTTTGACGTGATGTCGGAACCCATGAGTTCTTTAGGTTCGTCAGCTCGGTTACAATACTCTGAGCGGCAACCTTAACTTTTTCGGCTTCTTCTTTAGCTACCTGAGCTTCTGTCTTAGCCGTTTCGGCTTCTGCTTTTGCGGTTTCAGCCAAAGCAACTTTAGCCTCCAGCTCGGCAATCTTTTCGTTAGCCAGTTCAAGTTCTGTTTTAGCGGCGGTAGGCTCTTTAACTTCCGTTACCACACCGCCAGTAATGACAATTGTTTTACCATCTGTCATTGTGAATGTTCCATCCGGAGCAGCTTTATCGCCGACTGCCGGAGCGCCAGATTCCTTTTCGAGCTTAAATTCATTGCCGTCTTTATCTTTCAGCGTCTGATCTTTAATCCTCGAAAAATTTCCAATTTTGGCAATGGCACTGTCAAGTGTCGAGCCAAGTTTTTCAAAGAATGCTTTTTCGTCCATTTTAAAATTATTTTTGCGTTTAATATAAGCATAAGCCACAACCGGCTCAATCACTTTAGTAGCAAATCCGAGAGATAGCATATCTTCAGCGGATAGTTTAGTATCTTCTTTCATGTATTCTGCCAGCCTGGATTTATCAGCCCCGGTCTTCTCGGCATAGAATTCAAGTATCTTTTCTTCTTCCTGTTTGAGGCTCTCGGCAAGTCTTACCAAGTCGCCGGACTCATATTTATCGGCAAGGGTATAAGGCGGAATAAATGGATTATGAATCAGTCCATCGGCATTTTTCATCATCTCCCGTTCCGTGCCTGCCAGGAATACAATAGTTGCTATTGAATAAACTTTTGATTCACCGATTGTCTTAATCTTTTTTCCGGAGTTAGTCAGCAGGTCATAAATTGCCCACCCCTCCTGCACGTCACCACCTCTGGAATTTATCCGAACCGTTATGTCGGTTGCATCTTTATTCTCATCAAGAAACTCCGAGACGATCTTTGCAGAGATAGTATCAGAACCCTCTCCCATAAATGATTCAGGAAGAGATTCGCCAATATCGCCGTATATTTTAAGCACTGCTGCCATTAGGGCATCCCTCCGCACTCAAAGAGTTGGTAGTAAAGCATGTTATCGACTGCATGGTCTTCGTTATACATATAATACTCATCGTGGTATAAGAACTGTTCCATTTGAATTGTCGAAAGATTATTGTACGCAAAACACAGTGTCTC